GATCGAAAAGCTTGGAGAGTTGGAAGCTTTTTATACGAGTGGCGGGGCCTCGCACACGATAAAAGACATGCAGGAAAGAGGGGTGCACAATTGCTCGTATAAGACCCTTCGATATCCTAATCATAGAGACACAGTGAGACTCTTAATGAATTCTGTTTCAGAAGATTGTCTTAGGCAGCTTTTCGAAGAGGGGTGCACCCAAGGACAAACAACAGACATAGTAGTACTGGCTGCTATAGTGGGCGCTTGGCCGCTTCAATGGAAACACTGGACTATAATCGAGGCGGAAAACGTTGGAAACATTCATCTTTCCGCCATGCAGAAAGCTACATCATATCCAATTTCCGCTATTGCAAGTTTGCTTGCAGATGGTATCTTAGATAGAGAAAGTAGGAAAGAGCAAAGGCGGGATTACTATAAATACCCCTCCCCAGTTCTTACCTACAAAGACATTCCCTACAAGAACTTTGTAGACAAACTATCTAAGTTGGACGGCAGGTTAGGCGATAATGAAAAAAAAGAGAGCATCGAGTAGCGCGGGGCAAAAAGTAACTCCAGTTCAGCAAATTCAATCTTATTTAGAATCTCACAAGGGGGATCACTATAATTTTGAAGAAGAAAGGCTCTACACAGTTTCCAGTGGAAGTTTACTTTTAGACATTGAGATGGGCGGGGGGATAAAGCCTGGAATAATAAGAGCGTCAGGAGTAGCAGAGGGTGGCAAGACCTCCTGTGCTCTATCTTTCGCTAGAAATTTTCAAAAGATGGATAACTCAATGGTTATCTACATTAAGTCCGAGGGCAGGCTCTCATCGGATATGGTAGAAAGATCGGGGGTAAGTATAGATGAAGATAAATGGTTTGTATTTAAATGTAATGTTTACGAAGCAGTTATTGACTTTATGCGACAGATGGTCAAGGACAATCCCTCTGACACAAGATACATGTTTATTATTGATTCTATGGACGCTCTCGTCCCTAGGGGTGATTTAGAAAAAGGGGCGGACGAAGCGATAAAGGTTGCGGGCGGATCCTTATTAAGTTCGGACTTTCTTAAGCGTATGGCCTTGGGGCTTGGCACGCGGGGTCATATTTGCTATATGATTTCTCAAGTGAGAACCAAGGTTTCCATTAACCCATATGAAAAGACAGACCCAAGACTTACCAACGCCTCAGGCGGGAACGCAATGCTTCATTACAGTGATTGGATTTTGGAATTTCAACCCAGATGGGCAAAAGACCTAATCACAACTCAACCCAACGGAAAAGGAGACATGCTAGGCCACTGGTGTAAGGTGGTTTTCAGAAAGAGCGCCAACGAAAAAACTGGTGCAGAGGTTCGTTATCCAATCAGATACAGGGCTCAGTCTGGAAAGAGTATTTGGGTAGAAAAAGAGGTGGCAGACATGATGTTAGCTTGGGACATGGCCACAGCTAAAGGTGCTTGGGTTACCATTTCGGATGAAATCACAGAGGAGGTTAGCAAGGAAACTGGACTTGAACTTAAAAAGCAGCATCAAGGTATGGATAATTTCGGCAAATACTTTGAAGAAAATAAAGATATAGGTAAATATTTGTTTAATAAATTCAGAGAGGCCCTTAAAAAGTCTTAGTTTACAAAGCTAAAAAAACAATTAAATTAACCATGTGAGACTTTATAATATTTATGGTAAATTAACCACGAGAAAAGTTAGCAAATATCTCATAGATTGGGATAAAAAATCAAAGTCCAAGCTTCAATTTAGAGCCAAGCAGCTCCTTAAGCCTTATTGGGAAAATCACGTGGTTTATGAGGAATTCCCAGTATATGGAAGCCTTATGAGGGTTGATTTTTTAAATGCCACAAAAAAGGTAGCCGTAGAAGTAAATGGCCGCCAACACACTTCGTTTGTGTCTTATTTTCACAAGTCCAGATCGGACTATTTAAAATCAATAAAAAGAGATCACGAGAAATCGGAATGGCTCGAAAAAAACGGGTACAAACTTATAGAAATGGAGGAAAAAGATGTTGCTCGCGGCCAAGATTTCGTGTTAGAAAACCTCAAAAATCTTATATAATGGTTAATAAGTATATTTATTGACGAACGGTATACTTATGATGGGTGATGAAGAAGAAGAAGAAGGATGAACCATTTAGGATACCAAAAGAACTTCTGATAAAAATAAATGAATGCTCCTTTGGGGGCTTTGTATTATTTTGTTTTGACGAAGCTGGCGAACCTATGGCTTATACCATGACGGATGATGACGTTAATGGTATGGCTCTTCAATATTTTATAGGAAATTGGTCTAAGGCGATCGATAAGGCTAACATCGAAACTTCTGTTCACCAAATGCTCAAGAACGAGGACGAGGATAACAGCAAGGAGTGATGAGATGCCTGTAAGTCCATGCGAAGATAAGAGATATTGCGTTAGGGGTTATGTCGTAGCGCACGATTGTAATAATCCCTGGAATGGTCTTGCTGGCAACAATGGTATTCCCAATTTAGATATCTGGCCTATCGAGTCGGTAGAAAAAGAGGTAGATATAGATAATATTCCTACCTATGTGGTTATGGGCGCGAAAGGCTCTTGCCATTCTGCAGATGAATGTTTGGGTGGAAGTGGTATCGGTACCCAACAGGATTCGAATTTTCAAGGACAACCACCCCGTTATGATGGCGCTGGAAAACTGCTTAATCCCCCTCGCTATTGGGATCCACACAACGAAACTGGCCCCCTTCAAGGGGGTGAAATAAATTTTGCTTACGGTGGCACAGGTAAGTTTGTCTTTGGTGTTAGCGCTGGCCTTCGTGGAAAGGGTGAGTACATCAAGGTGCATTCGGATGAGCCACAGCATTGCTATCCTCATTATCAAATTTGGTTGCCTGATGTAGCTGCGGACGGAACCCCCCTAAATACTGCCTGTAGGGGAGAGGATGATAGCTCCGATGATGATGGCGGAGGGTGGACGGACCCATATCAGCCAACCGATTGTGTTTGTGATACGGACGAAAAGTGGACATCCATCGCTGGTGGCGGAGAGGGATATGAACCACCAGACTATGATGCGATTAAAGTTCAATACGATAGGCATAGAGCTATTATATCTGGCATTTTTGGCCCCAGAGAAGACTCAAAACAGGGCGTAGCACTTACACCAGCAAACTGGAATGAGTCAGTATCCGTATTTCCAGAAAAGTCAACAAGTAAGTATTTTCGCCAAGGACACCACGGAGTTTGGGATAGTGGTGATGCATGCTGTAGTTCTCAAATTTGTGTTAGACAATTTTATGCGAAGTTTGATTGTAACGAAAACGGATGGATTTCATACACTACAGCCGATCCTCCCCCAGCCGATCTGTCCGCTAATGTCGATATCGGAGATCCTAAGATTACATACAACGATACTTTTTGTACGTGCAACGAAAACATAGATAAATGGTTTTTTAGCGGACACGAGAATCTTCCAGCGGGGAGATTATGTGTTTTTACAAAGTATCAGCTTCCTGAGTATTTTGATGACGGTGCTTGGAAACATGCAACTGTATTCGAATCTGAAACAAATTACCCAACCCACTTAACTACCCCTCCCCCATACGAGTATCCTTTACCAGATGGCATTCGCTGTAGTGGTGATGGTCTATTTGGAGTAGAACCAGACAGAGGCATAGTAGTTAGCCCAACCGAAACAACCCTTGGGACAACCTCGATTGAGGGCTTAACTCTTTCTAGCCCAGAGGGTGAGAGGTTAGGTATACAGGGATGCTTGCACGCTAGCGATCTTTGTGAGACTCCGTATGATGATGGAACAAATAAAGAAATTCCTCGCAAAATTTCATTTTTAACCCAAAGCTTTTTTAACGACGTCGATTATGATTATTCTGCTACAGATGATGTTGGAACGGGGTGTTGTGGCTCATCGAGCTCTTCGAACTCATCGAGTTCTTCAAGCTCGTCGTCCAGTTCGTCACTTTCGTCATCTAATTCGTCATCGAGTTCATCTGAATCATCATCGAGTTCGTCTGACTCATCATCTAGTTCATCTGAATCATCATCGAGTTCGTCATCGACCTCATCTTCATCGAGTTCATCTGAATCATCATCTAGCTCGTCATCGCTCTCATCTAGTTCGTCGAGTTCGTCGCCCTCATCATCTAGCTCGTCATCGCCCTCATCGAGTTCGTCGAGCTCATCTGATAGGTCGTCGAGTTCATCGTCGAAGTCATCGAGTTCGTCTT